TGTCAGACGTTAAGGTCCAACACCGAGAGGTCTACCTATCTAAGGTAGATCTCTTGAGTGCATACGTCTGTCAGGCAGCCCAAGATAAGAAAGATGTGGTAACACACCGTCTTATCATGCGCCAGATGACGTCTTTCGTTTCCGAAAGGCACTCGAAAGCGGATGCTAAGAAAGGATTGTACAGTCCCGGAATCTCGAAGGGAACGATGAAAGTTTTGACAGAGGCTTGGAGAGCTTTGACCGCCGGTCTGGCTGCTTCGGGCTTCGTACGTCTCGATTTGTCTCGTGCGGGAGGAAGGGACAGCTTTGGTGGGCTTACTCGTTGGGCCAGAGATATTGTCAAGACCTGTAAGGGTTGTGGATTGGAATTTGCCATCAAGAAATTGAAGGCAGATATCTCTCAACTTCGTACATGGGTCATTGACAGGATCCCAACACAAGCGAGAAGAGGCTTCTCCGCGGCTTATTTGCGTGGACCATTGAGAACGATCGTCGACAAAGATAAGACTGCTCTTCAAATGAGTTATGTTGGTCGTGCTTTGCCTGAAGGAACCCCTAGAGTCGTGCAAAAGGCTCTGGAGGATCATAAGGTTAACATGACCAAATATCATGAGACGAGCGTCCATGACCTTGTCGACATTCGCCAATGGGCCAAGAATTGGCTGCGGTCGCACATGCCTGACAACTTTAGCTTCACCTTTGGGCTGAAGGAGTCGGCATGTCTTCACAAGACAGTGGGAGACGGTGGTTTTGCAGCCGCTGTTGCGGAAGACTTTGAGGGCTTGTTGTTCAACGAAGACCGTCTCACAGAGACTAAAGAAGTGCTTAGAGAGAAGTTGGCCGAAAAAGGCAAGCTTGATTCGTTGTTGTGCGATAGAACGGCACACGACGTCGCTCTCCTCTTTAAATATCTCGATGAAGCAACACCGATGGCTGAAGCTGTCGGGATAGCTGAACGAGGGTTTAAAGCAAGGATAGTGACGAAGTCGGATCATAGACTTGTGGCGGTTGGCCAAACTGCCAGAAGCTGGCTTCTCTCGGCACTCAGAAAGGATGGCCGCGCCGAAACGTCGCTCACAGGTGACCATACTCAAGCAGTCAGGAAAGCCCTTAACAAGGCTGCCCCGGCTGATTGGGTCGTAGTGTCCAGTGATTTGACGACGGCTAGTGACTTGATCCCACATGATCTTGTTGCTAGTTTGGTGGACGGCTTGATGGATGAAGTGCATGACGAGAATATGAAGGAATGGCTGGGCAAGGTCTTCAGAAGGTGTACAGGTCCTCAAGTAATTGAGTACCCTGACGGCGACAGCATACTTACGCGCAGAGGGATCCTTATGGGTCTCCCTACGACGTGGGTATTGTTGTCCCTGGTACACCTGTATTGGATTGACAAAGCCTGCCTTCAATTCTTGGAAGCGACTACTCTCGGTCTCAACTATCAATATAGGCAGATGGAATGGAATCTCCTTCGGAATAGGGCCTGCGTCTGTGGTGACGACCTTGTTGCCCACTGGCCTCTTCAAATCATCAACTTCTACGAAGCGATGATTGTGAAGACCGGTGGAAAGCTCTCCGTTGGAAAGCATTATCACTCTCCAGAGTGGGGCGCTTTTACGGAGGAGATCTTCCGCCTTAAGACCTATAAAGGTAGTTGGGAGGAGTGCCGAGCATTCATCCCGATATCTGGTGTTCCAAGTCACCTGAGATTGACGAAGCCACCAACGTGGCCTAGTGTCATCCCCCTTCGTGGTCTCGTTAGAAAACCTAACAGAGACCCTAAGGAGCGAACGGTTCGGATTCCGTTCTGGGCTGCACTGGGTCCGGTGGTTGATTCGATTACTCATGGTGAGGAAGGTAAGATTCGTGTGTGCCGTCGGGTTCTGAAGGTTCTTTATCCAAATCTTCAAGAACTCGCATGGAGTAGTGGGTTCGGTCACATGGCTTATGTTCCTAGAAATCTTGGTGGTCTTGGTCTCGTGAGATGGTCTGGAAACCCTAGTAAGGTTGGTAGTCTTCCGACAGGGCTGAGGAAGCGATTGGCTATGGTGGTGTATGGGAAACACTCCACTGATGTGATGGCAAAAGCCACCAAAGCGTGGTTGACACTCAGTGGGGGATCCTATATGGCTCAGGCACTTGAGGATATGGAGTCTGAAGTCAGACGCTCTGGGTATGTTATTACCCGAGAAAGTCGGACTCCATTCCATGGGAGAGGCAAGTCGTTTGGCGACCCTGACAGCGCTGTAATCCAAGCAGCTGTAGGGCACGTCAAAGACTTGGTACTCGTCCTCGGTCCTGATGAACCTCGACGCCAATTTCTTGTAAAGCCTAGGTCGGTAGCCGACCGGGTGGTCAAAGCTTATCAAAGCATAAAAGTACAATCCTGGGTCCGTGGTTTGCAGAAGAGTGCTCCATGGGTTAAAGTCCTTGCTGAGCTTTCTAAGGGCAAAGGGAAGTGTTTGTGGTACTTCTCTAAGTCGGAGGAAAGTTCGTTGGGACTCGGAGGCGCTAATCTGGCGGACGCTAAGTTGTTGCTTAGCATGGGGCGTGAAATGGCTGCGGCCCCGCATGAGTAGGTCTTGAC